TCCCCGAACAATTTAACTTCCTCTTGGCGGCGGCGCACGGTGTAACATCTCGACGAGCAGTACTGTTTATCGGCAGTATAGCTTTTGAATCTTACCTCACATACGGTGCACGTGCTATCGTGCATTACTTTGCCTTTATCGCGCTCATTCCTGCATTCATCACTGCATAATTTTTTTCTTTTATTTGGGGTCTCGAATGCAACCCCGCACTGCTTGCATATATTTGTATAGATGGGTTTAGTTTTTCTGGAAGGCGGTGCTGCTCGTAGTGATGCAATTGAACATTCAGTGGTAGAATGTTCATGCAAATGGTCACACCCACAATCATGTACATCATCTGTGTGAGGATTTTCATTGCCAGAACTAGCCACCTCGCATTCTTTACTACAAAAAGTGGCATATTCATCCACTGATTCGAACTCTACTCCACAGTGCGAGCAAGTACCGGGGTACCAAGGCATAGTGTTGAGGTATTCAGTCCATTTATCCGAGACTTGAATAGAAGATGTAGTACTAGACATATCAATATTTATGTCCATACTTAATTGATTTGGGTTGGAAGTTGTGGTAGAATGTGATCCACATCCACAATTGTGGTCATGTTCAGTACATGCGTGAGTTGATTTGTCGTAAATAGACATAGCTGATAGTTTCCTTTCAAAGAGTTATTCAGAGCGATTGGGGGTCGGTCCCGCGAATCGCGCTACGAGACTATTTATCTTTCAAAAAACAAAAATGGGACCATTCGGTCCCATTTTTCTTGTAAATTTACAAAACTTTACAATACTTCAGCCTTTTTTAAACTTTTCGAAGGATTCTTTCACGCTTTCGAAAGTTAGTGGATTGTCGCCGCTACCGTATGGTTTGTTGTTGGCGCTATCTTTTTGACCGTGACCAGTACCGGGGGCACCAAAATCGGTAATATCTCCGTGGATACGGGGCTTACGTTCTTTGGTTTGTGCTGGGGTGTTGGCGAATTCTTCTTCGATTTCTACTTCATCGTCGTCCATGCAGCCACATTCTTCATCTTCGATGTCTTCCATACCTGCCAAGTCAACTGGAACCAAGATGATTTCATGGCTCACAACTTTTTGGCCGCTGTGTTGCATCATTCGAATCACATCTTCCGGATCGGTAGTTTGAATGGATAGCTGTTTTGTAGGAGTTTGAATAGTCAATTGATAGACTTTATGTTGTTCTGGGATTGGGGTGTTCATGTTCATTTTCCTTATACCTTAGTTATTTGGTCGCCATTTTGAATGGATCAGGGATTTTATTGGTGCCACTGATTGGGCTGGTGGCGGCTACATCTTCCAAAGGCAAAGATGCTGCAACTTCGCTGTGTTTAGCGAATAGCATTTCTTTTGTATTTTTGCGAATATCCTTGATGAAATCAGCAGTGGGTTTATTGCCGTAGAGATTCTGTTTCACGGGAGTTTTAGGCAATTCTTGTTTATATTCTGGGTCAAGAAGTTTTGCTTCTGGCTTTTCTTCGTCTGCAGCTTTTTCGGCTTCTTGTTCGAGAGTTTCTTGTTCGATTTCGGATGGTTCGTTTTCGACTCTGACTTTGATCAAAGTTGGATTTGTATTGAGGAGTTTGCAGATTTCTTGTTGGAGCATGAAGCTGCTCACGGGCAATTCGCATTCGAAATCCACAAAATAAAGCTCAATTCCCTTGAAATCTGGGAAATCTAGGGGAGTACTTTGTAGCATTACTCGTTGGGGTGCAGAAACTTGGAGGACATCGTATTTTTTAAGATGGCGCTCTAGTTTGTCCAATTGTTCGGATTCTGGCTCGAATGCGAATTTGATGCGAACAACTGTCTCTTTTTTGTTGTTTTCAATGTATTCTAGTAGGGTTTTGGTGGTCATGGTTAGAATATTCCTTTTTTCTATTTATCTTTTTAGTCCGGATGTGGGTAGGATATACGCCACTTTAATGGATGGGAGTGAGTGAATTAGGGCGTGTTTTTGCTTTGTTTGAATAAATAGTCTAGCTGAATATCAGCATTGACATTTTTCAAGGAAAGTGAATTAAAAATGGCTAATCAAAAACGATTTGTTGCAAGCAAAGGCTTGGACAACAACAATAACACGATCACGAATGTGAGTGATCCGGTGAATGCACAAGATGCAGCCACTAAAAACTATGCTGATACTTCTATTGCCAATGAAGTGACTGCACGTAATGCCGCTATTGCTACTGGTAATAGCACCACTTTGGCTTCCGCTAAATCCTATACTGACTCTTCTATTGCTACTGAAGTGACTGCACGTAATGCCGCTATTGCTGCCGGTAATTCCGCCTCATCAACTAAATTGGCAACTGCCCGCACCATTAACGGCGTAAGTTTTGATGGTACTGCAAACATCACGATTAATGCTGTAGATTCTACCGCACGAGTGGCTAGTTCTTTGCTGGGCGCTGCGAACGGTGTGGCTACATTGGACGGTTCTGGTCTAGTTCCTGCTGCTCAATTGCCTTCTTATGTGGATGATGTGTTGGAATTTACTAATTTGGCTAGTTTCCCTGCCACTGGTGAAACTGGTAAGATTTATGTTGCGAAAGACACCAACAAGACCTATCGTTGGTCCGGTTCTGCATATATCTACATCACTTCTGGTGCAGTTGACTCAGTTGCCGGTAAGACTGGCGTTGTTACATTGGCTAAAGGCGATGTTGGCCTAGTTAATGTGGATAACACAGCCGATACCGCAAAACCTGTTTCTACTGCACAAGCCGCTGCTATTGCATCCGGTGACAGCACTACTTTGGCTTCTGCAAACTCTTACACTGATGTAAAATTCGCGAATACGAAAAGTACATTGACCACGTTTAAGTACACTGCGACTGCGGGTCAAACTACTTTTTCTGGTGCGGATGATGCTGGTGTGACTTTATCTTATTCTGGTAGCGTCATGGTCACATTGAACGGTGTGAAACTACGTCCCGGCACGGATTTCACTGCTTCCAGTGGTACCAGTGTCGTTTTGACTGTTGCTGCTGCTGTCGGCGATGAAATGCTGATCGATTCTTTCGGTGCATTCGATGTGGCTAATACATACGGCAAGGCTGTGGTGGATGCCAAGGCGGATGGCACTAACCCTACATTGAACGGTAACGTAACGATTGCTGGCGGCACAGCCAACGGAGTGGGCTACCTGAACAGCTCCAAGGTGCTGACCACTGGTTCTGCGCTGACGTTTGATGGGACTACGCTTGATGTCCAGACCACAAACTCTGCAATTCGTGCGTATTCAACTGGAACCAATGGCGCTTTCTTCAAAGCGACAAACAGCGGCGGAACTTCATATATCGGAGAAGAGGGCGCGTCCCCGGTGTTTGGTGCGGCATATGGGCTGTCTCTCTGGAATACCGCAAGCGGAGCAACCGTTTTTGGTTTAAACAATACCGAACAAATGCGCCTGACCAGCACAGGTCTGGGCATTGGCACCAGTTCACCTATTGGCAAGTTGGGCGTGAAGGGACAGTCGGTCTTTACTGCTTCTGGCACTCCTACATATTTGCTTGGTTCTTCTGAAGCGGTAACGGTTTTTGGCGCAGGTGCATCTGAAGTGTCTATCCGCACATGGCAGGCGGGCGTTGCAAGTGCATTGATCGGACATAAGGCATCGGATCAAAACCTATACATCACCAACACTTACGCTGGAAATGCGCTTGGCTCCAACGGCCTTGCGCTCGACTCCTCCGGCAACCTCGGCTTGGGGGTTACTCCGAGTGCTTGGGGTAGTGGCTATAAAGCTCTTGAACTTCCCGGTGGTTATGCGCTCATAGCTGCGACAGGATCGCCACAGGGTATCTTGACAACAAACGCCTATTTGTCTGGCAGTGGATGGGTCTACAAACAAAGCTACGCAGCAACTTTGTATCAGACCATTGACGGCGCACACAAGTGGTACACCGCCCCCTCCGGCACAGCAGGCAACGCTATTAGCTTCACTCAGGCGATGACGCTGGATGCGAGTGGGAACTTATATATCGGAAATACAACGGGCGTTGCTCGACTAGCTGTTACATCGCCAAATCCGACGAGTGGTTATGTTGCCGTTCTTTCAAACAACCAAAGCAGTGCGGGACGAACTGGTACATATCTTTTGTTTGATGCGCCCAACCTTTCTGACTGGAAAATTGGCATCCCGCCCGATGTAAGCGCACTGAGCTTTTACGATGTGGTTGCTGGAGCCGAACGCGCCCGTATTGACTCCAGTGGTAACTGGTTTGTTGGCTCAACTACAACCAGCAATAATACTTTTTATGTTACACAAGCCGGTAACTATACTGTTGGCCACGCATCTGGAACAGCATCTGGAACGCAGTATTCAGGTTTTTTATATGCTGGCACCACTATTGGTTCCATCACCCAATCCGGTACAACTTCAGTTGCATACAATACGACATCTGACCATAGGTTGAAGACAAATGTGCGACCCGCCGATGCGCTTAAATTCATGGATGTTGAATTCGTGGACTTTGAGTGGACAGATGGTCGCCACGATTGCGGGGTTATCGCGCACCAATTGCAATCCGTATACCCAGACTTGGTGACTGGCAAGAAAGATGCCACCGAAGTCCGCACGGTAGAAGTGACTCCAGCCGTTCCGGCAGTATTGGACGATAATGGGGTGGAAATCTCTCCGGAAATTCCAGCCGTGACGCAAGAGCAAACTGTTCCTGTATATCAGCAAGTTAACTACATCGGCCTGATCGGTCGCATGGGCACTGTAATTCAGCGCCAGCAGCGCATGATTGAAGCCATGGAAGCACGCCTTGCTGCACTTGAAGCCAAATAATAGCCGACGATGACTTAATAATTTATTAAGGATAGAAAAAGGGGGCCAACTAGGCCCCCCTTTTTCGTTAAGTTAGTTTAATTAAACTAACTTAGCTTTTAGTGCAGCGATTTCAGCAGCTTGTGCATCAATTTTTGCATTAAGTTCTTGAATAGCAGCAGTCAATGTGCCAACCAAGAAGCTAACGTCAATACCTTGATACTTTGGATTACCATCCTCATCCACTGCATCTTTCTCACCAGACACCGCATGCGGGCAAACTTCAGCCAGTTCGTGAGCAATGAAGCCTTCACCAGCAGAGCCGTCAGCTTTCCACTTGTATGTTACTGGTTTTAGTTGTGCAACCTTTTCCAAAGCATTGGTCATTGGCTGAACATCTTCTTTTAGGCGGTAGTCGGAAGAGGTGTTATATGCAGTTGCGACACCAGTCGTAGTAATAGCACCAACAACACCGTTGCTATTTGCAAACTGAATTTTGTCTTGCGCACCCGTGCCCGAGCTTCGGATTTGGCCCGAGCCACTTGGAGTAATGGTCCAACCAACACCATTAACACCTGTAGTCCCAATCAGGAAGGTACCATTGGAGTCAATACGAGCGCGTTCGGTGCTTGATGTAAAGAACTGAAGTTGACTTCCATCCATGAAATTAGGGATGTAGCCAGTGCCTCGGGCAAACGCCAATGTTCCAGCACCTGTTCCGTCATAAAACAGTTCCAACCCAGTGCCGGATGAAGGGGCGGTGTTTCCAGTTACTTGAATGCGCCCACCAGCAACAGTTAATCTTGCGCCCGGACTTGTTGTCCCCACCCCCAAATTACCACTCGCATCCAGCGTCATCGCCTGAGTAAAGCTAATAGCGTTACCTGCTGTGCCGGAGACGGTTATTTCGTCGAACTATCCCGAACTTGTGCCATAATTTCTTTCAACAATGTATTTCTATCCGAAACGATAACACCACTCGCAGCATCCAGAACTTCCCCGCCAACACTTGCAGCATTTTTAGCGGCCAATGCGGCGGCATCTTTTTTATTCTGTTCCAACTGTACTTTCAAATCCAAATTAGCCTTCTTCAATTGAAGGTCAATCATCTTCAATTTTTTATCTAGCTTTGCAGTCTTGGCATTGATTGCGTTAGTCATCATGGTGCTTGCCACTGCGAAAATCGGACCGGCACTTCTGTCATCCACGTTCATCCCTAAATCCACTAATTTGTCGTAAGTATCCATGGCCTTTCTTGCATATTCGTCAAAATCTGCATCATCTGCAGCCATGCCTTTCACGGTGGGCAATGCTTTATCAATTTTGTCTGCAATATCCAAAGCCATATCGATTTCATCCGTGGTGGGATATTCAGAACCAAAATCTTCTCCAGCATGGGTCACCGTATTCTCAGCATCACCGCCATCATCCAAATCTCCGGATAAATTAAATAATTGCTCTAATTGTTTAGTCATTTTTTTCTCTTACTCATTCTATTAAAAATTTCATCCTCAGTCAAAATTCTAAAGACAATTCCATGAGTCTTGCAAAAAGCCTTAGCAGCGGCCCACTTAGCCATATTTAACACAACTGCGGCTTTATCATTTTTGGACCTTGCTTCGGCCAATGTGGTTTGGGACTTTGGTTTAATTTCAATCAATTCAGAAATCTTTCTACCATGTTTATCTTGGTACATGATCAAAAAATCAGGAATATACACTGTCTGTTTACCGGTAAATGGATTTCTATATGGAATCTTCAGACCTTCATATGCCCAACTCAAGACATTTTTATTATTGTCGCAAAAAGCCATGAAGGTTCTTTCCCAACTTGACTTATATCTGGGAGCGATATGTCCAATATATTTTTCTGGATTTTGGAGAATATACTCCCCCTGACTGTACTTAGAAGCCATGTATTATTAAAAAATTTCTCGCGCCACCAATGCGGGTGTTGTATTGACAACTGTTGATCCCAATTTATTTCCGGATGACCTCATTAAATTCAACTGATTCAGGGTATTTTGGTCGAAATTGATGCCATCCTTTGTCACTGATTTCAAGATTGTTCTATAATTTTGATTGGTCAAATTGCTGATCATGAGAATTTCATACGCAAAAATTTGAGCCACAGCATTACTGATACCCTTGGACAGCAAATCACCCAATACTAGGTCGTATTGTTCCTTATTGACTGGCGGAGTATTGTCACTCATAGCCATCCCCCGCCTAAACGTTTAGGATCAAATCCATTGATGTATTTCTGCAAAGAAGATACTGCGGCTGGCCCTGTTTTGATCATGTTGTTCACTGATCTTAATTTGTACCCTGCTTGGGCAAGTTGACCCAATGGACCGCCAGCATATTTTCTTAATCCGGGAATCTGCGTTAATGCGCCAGCCATTGTTCCGATACTGGCAATCGGCCCCAACACACTGGATGCACCCGCACTTGCACTTCCAATAATTGACCCTATGCTGCTCCCGTTGATTGCAGTTCCTGTAGTAATGCTACCACCCGGATTGGATAAAATATTCGTTAATGCGTTGTTGCTGGATGAGACATTTTTCACCACATTATTCATGGCACTGTTCACAGAAGATGTTGCTTGCCCTAAATTCAATTTTTGGGCCAATGTATCGGCTTGAGTCAGGGGGCCTTGCTGCACACCATTTGCTATTGCTGTGGGTTTTTGCCTGTATTTTGGCACTTCCACTGCGCCCGGAATATTGAACTTATAATCTGGATGATCCATGACCGGAAGATGCAAAATTCCTTCTGGCTGCAATGTAATAGTCCATTGCACTAGACCAGTCGTGGCAGTATATTCTAATGAATCTCTGGACACAGAGGTGATTTTTGGTCTCAAAAGTTGAACAGGTGTTACTTTGCCGCCGTGTTCTTGGTTGATTTGCAAAAATTGAATGAATGCGTCGTCATTTTTCACGGCTTTCTGACCGTACTTACCATCGAATTGATCGGATATCAGGTCATGATTCTTGATGGCGTTTGCTCCATCCAGCCCAAAACTATTGCTGGATTGATTCAGGTATGTCAGGATAAAATCCCGAAATTTGTTATCCACCGTATCCAAGAAGGTGATAGTGCAGGATTTCAAAGTTACCTTTGTATTCACGGCTCGTTGTTTGTTATATTGATTCAGTGTTTGGGTATCAATATCCCAAGATGGTAGATCAACTTTTTGAGCAATGTAGGTGATATTCTCGAATCTGGCGGCTGCGGCTGCGCCTTCTGCCGTTGCAGCAAAGCCAAATATAATTGTCCATTGAAACTTACTAAAGGGGACCGCAGTTGGCTTGACCCCTTTAGTATAATAGTTACTGGAATAATTATTGAATCCAATAATACCCGCCATTTGTTACCTTTATTAGATTGGTGTAGTGGCAGTATCACCAGCAGACAATGCACGTAGTGCAGGACCACCGCCCAAATCGCCCAATAGACCGGGTAGACTGGATTCTGGCATGTCACCAATGTGGTAATCTGCGTTGTCATAAACGATAGTGAGGTCGATTGTGACTGGATCAGTCTTAGAATAGTCTAGACCACTGGATTTTACTGAGCTAATCCAGCAACCGGCAAGACTCCAAGTGTCAATGACTTGGACACTGTCGTTTGCGCCGTCCAATGTTTGAATGACCATACCGAATTTATAGTTGGTACCTGCAGTAGCCGAACTTTGACCAGCGGAATCCATCTGACGACCCATTTGAGCCGCGACCACGCTAGACACGGTGTTGGAAATATCATCACGAATAGACATGTTGATATCACCCCAAGTTGGTTTACCGGCCAATTTGATGATACTGTTATAAACGTGAACTTCGTTGGTGGGAGTGGATTGTGAAGGGCGATCCACATTGGTGATTTGGCTGGTTAACGTGCCCAATGCTGAGACTGTTTGACCCGCGAAGCCGAGAAACATGACGCGAAAACGGTTGCCCAATTTCGGCATGATTTGCTGCATACTTCCGCCCGGTACGCCAAATTTTGATAGTTGTGCCATATTTATTATTCTCCTATAAGAATTTCTTATCTTCTATTTATCATTTATTTTGAAAAATCTTGATTTGGACTTGACTTATGTGGTATAATCTATGGCTGTTTCGACAATAAGAAAAGGGAGACTGTATGCCTCCCTTTTCTTAAATCTAATTAAAGATTAGTGAATTGAACCGGTATTCACGATACGCACTGGAATATAGATAAATTCCAATGATTTCTCTGGCGCAATGGCGATTTCAAGCCACAACTCATTTGCATCAATGCGTGCAGGTGTGTTGTTGGATGCATCGCAAACTGTGATATAGTCTGTGATACCACGCTTGGACATGATGTCACCCAAGAATCGATCAAATACCGATTTGATGTTATTGCGGGTTGGCTTGTCGTTTGGCTCAAAGATGAATGGACGGGCCATACCATCAAATTGCTCACGCATATAAGCAATCAAGCGAACCACATTGACGCGATCCAATGCACTTGCAACTGGGCTCAATGTTTTCTGGCCCCACACAATCAGGCCTTGGCCCGGGAAATTCACTAGTGGGTTAATCTTGTTTGCGTATAGGGTGTCACGCTGACCGTTGTTCAAAGCCAATGGCTGGAATTCGCCTTCAGCAGTGATGTAACCGAAGTTTGTAGCATTGGTCACCACACCGCGAGTCAAGCCTGCAGGGGCAAACCATGGGTAGCTCACGCTATCACTATAGGCAAATGTGCGCAACACTGAGTGACTTGCTGGGGCCACCACGTCTGTGCCATCCAAATTGGTGGTTAGAACGCTTGGATAGTATACAGCCGCTTCAGAACTCTTGGTGACTAGACCGTCAAGACCATTGGAGCCAGCATTAGTGCCATTAACCCAATCAATCAAACCTTGTGCGTCTGGGCCTAGGTTCATCGGGGTATCGATAATCACAAAGCCAGTTTCCTTGCGGTCCACGTTCAATGAAAGCATCTCATCCGCCAACTCTGGGTAGCCGGGGGCTGCAATTAGGCTGAATTTGATGGTTTCTTCGCGTAGGCGATCAGATGCCGCCACTGCAGATTGCATGGCCTTCACGATCACTTGACGAACTGCCTTAGAACCTGCATACATTGCACCAGCATTAGGACCGGTTGCAATGTTACCGCTCACAGTGTGCCACATTCCGCCAATGTACTGCTTGACGTTGTATGTGCTGACCATGCTGTTCCATAGCAACATGCCGTCAGGGTGTGTCATTGGGTCTGGAGTTTCAATTGCATCCCATGGGGTCGCATAACCACCGTTTGTGTCGTCGGCCTCGATAGAAGTCAAGTCAGCAAACACGACACCGTTAGGGGTGGTCTGGTCTGCATTATTGCGTAGAACCCATGAAGAGCCATCATAGCGCTTAATTACTGGGTAATTCGCCATATCATTGGTATCGACCCAAATATCGCCCACTTGGCTAGACATAGGCTCAGCAGTATCAATAGTGACTGCGCCCTGAACTGGTTGCCACTTGTGATTGTGTTTCACATAAATGTCGGCCACTAGATCAGTGTTATACCATAGTGCACCTTCTTTGACTTGGCCTGTAGGAGCAGTGTTTGAGGCAATATAGCTCAAAATAGACCACATAGAGCCATCAAAACGACGTAGAACAAAGCCGCCAGCATTTGCAGTCACTTTGGCGTAGATATCACCAACTGCCAATGAACCGCCGAAACCAGTAGTTGCATCTGCATCGGATAGATATGCTGGAACATTCAATGTAACCCATTGACCGGCTGTGGCACTGTACTTCTTGACGATTGGGGTGAAACCATTGTTAGGAGTCGTAGTCTTGAACCAGACATCGCCCGCCATGGATGGGCTAGGATAGTTGTAGTGGGCTTGGGTATAGACAGTATAGCCAAGAGTTGCGGTATTGACTGGAATCCAGTTACCAGACACTTTCTTGAAGTATGAATTAGAAGTAGTGGTGGTCACTACTGCATAATCACCGTTAGCACCGATGGAAGACTTGGGTGCATTGGTGGAGTCAACTTCTGAAGCAGTTGAAATCACTTTCACAAACTTTTCGATCCAGTCAGCGCCATTAGCTTCAAAGATACCGAATTTAGTGGTATAAGTATCAAACCAGAACTGACCATTGGCTGGAGCGCCGACAGGGGCAGTTGCACGGGGCTCAAGAGCTGCCATATCGATATCTGCACGGATAACGTAGGCTGCATTGGCAAAGCCCAAGAAGCTGTGTGCAGCCAATAGGCCATACTCATTCAATTCGTCGCCATGTTGGGGCGTACCATTCAAGGTCTTGAAGATAGGGTTGCCGAATAGTTGGGACAATTCTCGCTGAGAGGTCACCAATACTGGATAGCCTGCCGTGGCTTTGGTTGTTTTTGCGGCGATGTTGGAGCCGCCCGGAACTGTTTTATCCTGTGCAGAGGCCAGAATAATGAGAGGCACAGTACCACTGCCTGCTGATGCATATGCGCTTTCGTCAACTACGCTGACTGCCACGCCGGGGCTTACTAATGTTGGCATTGTTTATTTTCCTTAAATCTATATCCGAATATGCGAGATTCGGGTTACATACATATTTAGGTTTGTGGTCCAAAACAATGCCACTTATGCGAAGAAAACGATTATTTTGTCAGTAGACTTTCTACTTTGTCGTATAAATCTTGGATGGTTCCATCGTTTTCGATGATTGTCGTGAAGTTAGTCCCGACCCAACTGTACTCAGATGCATGCACATTCAGCGATTTAAGCCGTTCCTTGGCATTTTCATCCCCCTTATTGGCGTCGATTGCCAATGAGAACCAATCAGGCTCTGGTCCTCTTTTAACTCTGACCATAATCCCGCCCTGTTTCTCAATTGATTTAATCTCATTTGGAAATCTTACGTCCGAGATAACAATATCCTCATCGGTCTGTCTCAATTTGTTTTCTAGGCTGGCGATCCAGATATCATCATGAAATCCTAGGCGGCAAACTTCTGTTCCCCAATTTTGTAGGACCCAACGGGGCGTTAGATGGGGTATATTCAATCTTGCTGCCCACCATTCATCTACTTTTTCTCGCCACTCTCTGGACGTTTTAGTTCGGCCTTCTAGCCATTCTCTATTCCATCCGAAAATGTTCGAAATTGCATCCTTTAATGTAGAGGCGAAACTATCTCGCTTGAATCCATGAAAATTACATAGATAATCTGCCGCCGTGTCTTTTCCAGACCCAATCGAGCCTGAAATTCCAATTAGTTTTGCCATTTTAGAGTTCCTTCCAACCAAATTTTGCATTGTTCCCAGTTTTTGTATATATGCGCGATACCGCCTGCGTTTTCCCACTCAGAACAATTCACTGTCCTATCGTCAATCAGAATGTCGCCTGAGTTACAATGCATATGCTTTTCGTGGGAATATGGCCCCAGAAATACGGGAATATGCGGGAAGTATTCTTTTGCCCAGAATACTTTATCTTGAGGTGCCCAAGGCATGTCATTATTTTTTGGAATGGCGGATAGAAAATATAGACCCCATCCGTTGGATTTTGAAAAATCTGTGACCCATTCGACTAGTTCGATTGCACCCGATTTTAGGGGCAACTTGGAGTACATTCGCTGATCGTCTTTTAGACGATTCCACGTTTCTTGTGGTAGAATTTCCCCATCCTTCCACTCGGGCTTTTTGAGGATCGATCTGGCGTAGCCTTTCCAGTCGGCCACTACATCATCCATGTCTAGGTATATTGAGTTCATTTTGAATTTGCCAATAAAAAAGCGGCAAATAGTATGATACCATGCCGCTTGGATAAAAGCAATAGAAACTTTACTTGAGGTTGACTTTCACTGTATCAATATACCGATTCAATTCTTGATAGACAAGTTTGACGTATCGCTTGAAAACTTCGTATTCTTTCTTGTCTTCTGGATTGCGGAATTTATCCTGAATATAGTTGGTGATAGTCTTGACAATCCATTTTGCATCAATCTTCTTGACAATTTCAATTAATTGCTGCATAGAAGATACATGGTCCAGTCCCGACAATGTGATGATATCGAGTACAATATTGTGAGCAAATGCCGACATTTCTTGTGGACTCGCCATGTACAATTTAGAATACAAGGTACTGTCGATTTTCGAATCCTTGCCTCGCATATAATCATGGGACATATTTCTGAATTCATCCTTAGTGTTATCCAGATAGCTACGATATTCGTAGTCGGATTTGGTCCTGCCTTTTGCTTTTTGGCGGTCATGTTGTATAACGTGGACCAATTCGTGCACCAAGTTGGAGGATAGAGTGTTCACATCATTTGCGACTGCATCCGTTATATCCGAGCGAATCCATTCGTCGCTATCCGCATCACGTATCATTTGAAACATTCCCGAAACCCCATCATCGTATGGATATGCGATTTCCAAAAGTCTGTTTACAATGGAGTCCGCCGCTCTATCCGCAAATGCCAAACTGATGGTGATGGCATTATTAGTTACATATGCCTCTGTGTTACCGGGCATTTTGCCAAATTTAACGGAGGTGACAGCCTTAGAGCCGAGTGCCTTATTGATATCCGTCTTGATAATTTTTGGTAGAATCTCAGGAATAAATTTACGTTTCAATAACCCTGCCAATTCTCCCATGAGGGGATACTGGTCATCATGATCATATAAACGCTCAAGTCTGGGGAATCCATGTTCCGCCACATGCAAAGCAAGTACGGCCTGAATTAAGCCGTCTTGAATTGACTTTTTAAAAATGTGATAGTACTGTGTGGCACTGATGGCTTCTGTGACGATTTCATGGATTCTCATGCATATATTTATGCAGAATTTTGATTTTTCGTCACTTTCTTTGCAGTCATCTGGAGGGCTCGTTCAAATTTCTGCCGGATTAGAGCATTCTTTTGCTCCAATGTCAACGTATTCTCAGCGATCCACTTCTTTTGTCTAGTTTTGTTATCTATTTCGGTCTTCATTTTGTATTTCCTTTGTGGGTATATACGGAAGACCGAAATTTAACTACTAGTACTTAGGTTCGATTTTCGATCTTCACGATTCGGAGGTTGGGATAGAAATCATCTCCATCCAACATTCCATACGATTTTTTCATGTCTCGCACTTTTTGGTTACGTGCATCAAAGAATTTCCATGCAGAGTCCAATTGTGCTTGGGTTTTATACTGTCCCAATACCTGATTTTTCTTCCCCTTTTCAGTGGGATTGCAGATAATCATGAACTTCTTTTGTTTACTGTTTGCCATTTTATTTTCCCAGAACTCGTGCACAGTACCAGAAGGAATGGTCTTGTCGGCATTCTTCCCACAAATCCATCTCGTATTTGATACCAATGGCAATGAGCAGCAGGGGCACTGCGATCATTGCTGCCATTGTAGCATAGTATTTAAGTTTTTTCATGGGTGAGATTGTATCAAAGTTTTATTTAACTGTCAACTCATTATCCAATCACGATGCCCAATGGTGTTCCGCCATCCGCATAATTCGCCAATTCTGCGTCCAATCTGGTGAATTCTGCGGTGGCTTCTGCCGCCAAAGTGGTTGCATTCAAAGTAGTACCACCACCCGGGCCAATGATCTGGGAGAATTTTCCTCGACCTTGGCTTAACAATTCTTTACATTTCGCTAATGCATAACTGCGAATCCATGGACCTGCATACACATCATCGACTAAACTGTCATCCGGACGTG